TTAGGAGGGTTTCCAGCCTTGAGCGGTGTATACCGCCCTACGCCCATTTCCATCGACGTAGGTCTTCCCAATCTCGAACTGCGCAGCTGTCTTTGGCTGCCCCTCATCCACCCGCACCGTCTCCCCGGTCGTCTTGTTGTACCGGAAGATGCTGCCCTGGGTGGTACTGCCGTCCAGGTTCTTGGTCGTGGGTGTGACCTGTAATGCCCACTCGTTCTGCGGAGCTTTGCCCGCCAATGCCAACAGACGGTCACGCGCCGTTCGCTGAGCCTCAGGCGTCTTGGCAGACTCAAGGTCTGATTGAGCACGGTCCAGTCGTTCCCTGGCCTTGTTGTCGTAGCCCGCTGCGATCTTGGCCAAAGAGAGCTTGCCTCTTTCAACAGCAGTGCGGTCGGCATCAGAGCGAGCGCGAATCATGGTCCTGTTCGTCTCCCCCTGCTGCTGCGCATTGATCTGCTGAAGCTGCGCGGCACGTTGACGGGAGGCTGGATCATTCCCCATGGCATAAGCGAACCGCGACTGGGCACCCCGCTCGTCGGCAACGATATTGCGATCACGCCGAATACCAAAGCTTCCCCCCGGAAGTACCAAAGACGGGCCTGCGGTTGGTGCCGCAATCTTGCCCGAAGCCATCAAGCGCCCCATGGACGCGGCGTATTCCCGGGACGCGAGCGCATCCGCTGCATCCATGCCCCCACCGCCCACGCCTGCTGACGCAAGCCCCGTCGAAGGGATTTGCACAACCCCAGAGGGCTGGGTGTCACCGCCGGATGTAGCCGATGTGGTGGATGAAGAGCTTGGTTGAAAACTCGATGGCAGCGATGAGAAAGTACCACCCGAGGCGCGCACTGAGCCATCTGGGTTCCTGAAGGTCACGTCACCAGCGACATTGGTGCCGCTGTAGCTGTTGCCGTCACGGGTGACAGACCCGGATGCCGCCATAGAAGGCCCTGCAGCCTCCCCCCGCCCCGCAGAGCTTGACGTAGGAGCAGGCGCAGACGGGTCTACAAATGGCGGATTGACATTGCCTCGACCTGCACCAATCGCCTGAAGACTCAAGGGCTCAGATCGAACCGCTGATGCAACAGCCGGTTGCGCCATTGAGGCCCCTGCCGTTCCCGTGCCAATCGCCATGAGGCGAGTCGCGGCATCGATACCAGAGCTGATGGCACCGCCGGTCTTGGCAACGGCCGGGATCACATTGCCTGCAGCACCAGGCAAGGCCGATGCAATGTTGGAGAGATTCCGCCCAACCTCTGTGTTGCTCCAGCGGTCTTGCGACCCATCAGGCGCAGGAGCCTGTAGTCCTCCTGTTGGAATTGCTGATGGGCCAGTGTTCGCAGCAGATGCAGGCGCGGGAGAAGCGCCAATCTGCTGGACAGACGAGTCAGCCGCAGCCGCTGCTGCATCGCCAAAACTGTTACCGGATCGGATACCCCCGCTGTAGGTGGTCGGACGCGGCTGCGTAGCAGTTTGGCTGGGCACAGTAGCCACCGCTGGAGCCGCTGCCACAGGATCCGCAATGGCAGAAGCCGAACGCCCAGGAGCAGCGCTAGGCCCGTTGGCGATGGATTGCAAACTCCGTGAGGGGGTCTTCTGCACCATGGCAACGGACGAATCACGCGCTGCCGCTGCAGCATCCCCAAACGAATTGCCAGCCCCGCGGGCAGATGCCATCATGCTGGAGGATTGGGCAGGTGATACCGGTGCCGAGGCTGAGGACGCAGGTGCCGCCACAGCCGGTGCTGAAGCTGGACCGGTGCTGACTTGCTTCACCGTCTTGTCGGCTGCAGCTGCTGCCGCATCGCCAAAGCTGTTGGCGCGCTTCACAACCTCATCAGTTCCATCGGCGTAATGACCAGGAACGCGCGGACGACCCGTGGGCTGATGGGTCGCATGCACCAAGTCACGCAGCCTCTTGACGCCTACCTTGCGGACCGTATCCGATGGAAGCACAAACTCGCCATCAGAGAGCCAGGCAGGGATCGAGTCACTGGTTTCGGTACCGGGACCGCGCACATGGCCTCCAGACGAAAAGTTCCGGGCCGACTCAGGTTGAAGAGCGATTTGTCGAAGTGATTTGCGCATGAGGCAGCCTCTGCTTACTGGAGAGCATTCAAATAAAAAAACCTACTCAACCAGTACCCGGGGATACCCCGTCACCAGTTGATGGCCACAATGGGTGGGCGCTGGTCGCGCCTTTTACGCTGGACATTTGCATCTGGTCTCTCACCAAACGCGCGGATGAATTCGGCCTCGTGCTCCAGGGCCTTTTCCCTATTCATGGTCTCGGTGTCATGCTTGAGATAAGCGCACCGATACACCCAATGCCGTAAGCCCTCGTGGAAGCGAGCGGGGATCTCGGGCTTCTCAAGGCCACGGTCTTCAGAGAGAGGCTTGAGCGCACCCCGATAGACCGTGAGTCTGAGAGTGCCGACTGTCTGAGGCACTGGAACCAAACGAATAGCTTCAGGTTGGCGACCAGAGGCCTGCTCGGTGATGAATAGACGAGGCCGCCCGGTGCGGGACTCCCATGAAGGAGATTCCGCATCCAGTGCTTCCACACTGGACTCATCCAGCAGACGGCCATCCAACGTCACGCGCTTGACCATCAAGACACTGGGGTGCAGGCTGTAAGTCGACAGCCCAGGAACGACGCTGATGGAGCACACCGCATCTGTCGTGCGATCCTCAGTGAGGAATGCCCGCTCATTCGCCTCCTGGACGGCGTCATTCAGATAGCGAATGAGATCCTGATCGCTCCACAAGTACGCCTCAAGCGTATCGTCCAGGTCTGAGCGGAACGCGGCCAGGAGCTCTTCAACCGTCATGGCCTCAGTCCGCCTTGGTCAGCTCAGCAAACACGGCATCAGCCTCTTCGCGGGTCACGGCGAAACCCACCTTGGCTTTCAGCCGGTGCAAGTTAGGCTTGCCGTCGGCGGTGAAGTCATCTTCAGCCTTGCCATCCAGCATTGCCGTCAACGCAGCCGCGATAGCGGCCTTGCGATCAACGGGCTGCGCAGAGGTGATCGAGCTGTCATCAAATGCCACTGCACCGCGCGCACTGGCTTCCTTGTGGAACATAGGATCCAGCTGCACACCTTCGGGAGTGATTACGGCAGTGTGCCCCGTGGTGAGTGCGATGTGGATAGGCTGGTCAGAGGGAGAGCGGAATTTCATGATGGGTTCTTTCAAAAGAGCCCGGCGGATGTGAGGCCGCCGGGTAAAGGGCCGGGATGGCCCCAACCACTGAAAACAGATCAGCCGTGGCTGAAGGCAGCTCGGCCGTCCACGATATAAAGAACCGTCAGACGGCCAGCGCCAGCCGTGGGCGCAGCGCCCGTGCCAGTCCAGACAACACCTACGGTTGCAGATGCGCTGTACTTCTTGCCCGTGGGCACGATGGCGACTGCCCCAGGTGCAGTGATGTCGGCGGACTGGGCTGCGTAGGTGGTGTTGGATGCAGCCGCAGCACCCACCTTGTCGCCGATGGAAAACTTGTCATCCGTGGCGCTATTGAAAATGGTGGTGATGGCCAGGTGGCCACCTACGACGATTGCACCTGCAGGCAGATCAACCGCTGCGGCATAGGCACCGCTGGTGACATCGGCAAAAGTGAAGTCGGCAGTGGCCGCAATGACTTCCTGGCGGCCAGATTTCTTGGTAATTGGCATGGTGGTTCCTTCAGCATCAGGGAAAGATGGAAGGACAGAGCCCGCAGGCCCCATCCTCGGGGCGCTGCTTACTGCAGGTAGTGATCGATAGCGAGAGTGCCGAAGTCTTCCTCCGACTTGTCGTAGATCGAATAGAAGACCGGCTTCAGCATGCCAAGGATCTTGTCGATGTTCAGGCCGACCTTGCTGTCGTACTGGAACAGCTTCTCAACCCAATCGCCAGGGCCCAGGTCAGCAAAGGCCAAAGCCTGCGCACCGCACAGCAACGTGCGTGTACCGTTGACAGTGCCACCCGCACCCCACTTGGAACCATTCGCCGCGCCCTTCGTGTTGTAGACCAGCGTGTGCTCGTGAAGCACTGCGCCGTCCACGGTCACCGTCGCACCAGTGAACCAGGGCGAGTCCTGGCCGCCCTTCGTGGCCACGGCCACCACCGCGCGCTGGTAGTCGGGGTCCTTCTTCAGGGCTGCCAGGGTGCCGGGTGCCACGAACATGACGTAGTAAGGCTTGCCACCCGACATCAGCGGCTTGATGCGGTGCTCCTTCGCATACGCGATGGCATCCACGATCATGGTGTACTTCGGCAGGAAAGCACTCGTGATGCTGGCGGTGTTGGAAGTCGCCAAGCTGGTGCCGTCCCACATCAGCGAGCGCTTCGCCGAGGGTGCCGTCACATCAGCAGCAAAGGCCAGATCCTGGAACACAGTGTCGGCGCGCTGCGAACCATCGTTATTGAACGCATAGCTGATACCCGACATCGTGAGGAACGCCAGCTGATCAGTACGGTTGGCCAGCCAATACGACAACCGATCACGGCCTGTCTCACGGAAATTGATCACTGTGCGCTGATCGGCCATCTTGCCCTTGTTCTTCACACCGTGGCTGATTTGGTCGATGGTGATGATCTGGCTGTGCGAGTCCATCGCCTCTTCATTGCCTTCGCGCTCGTTATCCCCGACCACACCATCGCGGATCAAGTCAGCCACCAACTGGAAGATGCACTGATCGCCCTTCTCAGTCTTGGTCAGCTCAGTGATGCGGTGCACCACGCTGTTGCCTGTGGTGCTGATGAAGTTCTTGATGAACATCTGGTCGCGCGCTGCAGCCCAGGTGACACGAGCCCAGTTGACCTTTTGAATGGGGGTCAAAGACCCGAAATTGGTTTCCATGTCTTACTCCAAAAAGTGATTTCTTCTCGGGACATGACGCCGCCCTACTGCGAAAACATGGCTCATGAGGCGGCCAAGAGCGCCCGGCTGTTTAACGCCTGCCTGAGGCGACAACCCAATGCGGTCAAGCTGGCAAGGCGGGTGAATCCTTGCCAGCTTGGAGCGTCAATAGCCGAGGGCCTTTTGCAGGTCTTCCTTCGGCAGAGCCAACAATTGCTCGTCGGTCAACTGCGTGGTGTCGATCTGCGGAGGGGTTGCACGGTTACCCATGCCCGCCTGCACTGCTGCAGGCTGCTGCAAAGATGCAGCCGCCCCGCGCTTGTCCGCACGCTCGAGGCGAGTGTCAACGGGTGCGGCCTGACTTTCCAACCTAACTGGGGGGATACCTCCAGGTGCAAAGCGCGGAGCAATAGTGGAGATAGCCTCGGCAAGCGCCGCATGCCGTGGAACGCCCTGTGCAGCCTTCGCTTGAACCGCGGCATCAATCAACTCCAGAGCCACGGCATCCTCGTCCAACCATGGGTAATGCTGAAGGGCTTGGGTGACAACCGCCTCTGCCAAAGCTGCTGACTGCTGCTGGCGGGTCGATTGCTCAAACCGCAAGAAAGCGGCCTCCTCGACATGCTGGTTAATAGCCTTGCGCAGTGCCGCTGCAGCTTTGGTATCGCCATCGAGCAGCGCCTGGGCATACTGCTCTTCTGCTGCGTCGGGATCAAAGGCGGGCTGAAGCTGGGCGTCTGGAGTCGCTGCAGCCGGTGCACCCCCACGGCCCGTGTTCAGGGCAGCCAACTGGGCACGCAGCTCTTCGTTTTCGCGCTCGCGCTGCGCCAGTTGCTCTTCGGCCAAGCGGCGGCGCTCGTTCACTTCATTGAGGCGGGCCCGGGGGATGCCATGGCCACCGCCCTTGCTGCCGTCGTCTGTACCCTCGGGATCAGAGGCTTGCTCATTGGAAGCCGCCTGCTTGGCGGCATCACCCCCAGGCACAGCGGCATCACCCTGTCCTGCGCCGGGCATGTCATTGCCAAGGTCCAGCTCTTCCTCTGGCGTATCCGCGCCCTGTGCAGTTGCCTGTGTTGTCATGGTGTGTTTCTCCTTCATGGTTGCAGGCCATCAGCGGCCAGGGTTTCAATGCCTTCGCTCGCGCCCAATGCGGGGCTGGCGGGATTCATGGGGTCGGTGTTGTGCGGCAGGTCCACGGTGGGCAGTCCGGCTGGTGCTTGAGGAACGATGGGGCCCTTGTCGTGGTCCACCGCGCCCGCCGACTTGAGCAGACCGTCAGCCAGCGCAGCAGTGGCGGGCGTTTGCTCGATGACCTGTGCGGTCTGAATCGCGCTGTACTGGCTCTTCACCTGCACATCGGTGGCCTGCACATCGGCCTTTCGAGTCTGCGCGTCGAGCAATCGAACACGCGCTTCCACCATGGGGTCCACAGGTGGCTGATCGCTCGGCAGTGATGCCAGAATCTCCTGCTTATCCGACAGATTGGAATAACGCACCATCGTTGCGTCGTTGATCCTCACACCAGCTTTGCGCAGCTCAAGGGCCTGCTGGAACTGTGAGTTCTGGAACGTGACCTGCATCGGCTGCTCGGTAATCACCACGTCGTAGGTGCCGATGGTCACATCGTTGACATAGCCACCCGTGGCCGGGTCAAACTTGTTGATCTCCAGCAATTCCTCCTTAGGCTTGCCCGTCATAGGGTCCGTCTCAGTGATCCGGAAAATGCGGTGCGTGTCGTAGTAGCGCTGGATCAAGCTCAGGACACGTTTGGCAAGAAGCTGGCGTGTGTAGGCAAGGTTATCCAACGGCACAGACAACTGCTGCTGGCTGGCAAACTGCTTAGCCTGAATGGCGATTCCAGAGGTCTCCGGCCCTTGCACGCCACGCATGGCCTCAGGCACCGTCACGTCCTTGAGCGCCTTGTCCGCCCGGTCGATGAGACGGTCTACCCCGGTGGGCACCTGATTGGGCTGTATCTTTTGAGGCGGCTTGCTGCCCTTCTTGTACTCCAGCACCAGCCCCGTCTTGGCACCAACCCTCTCCAGCTCGTCCATGCTCATGTTGGTGATGGAGCCCTCCTCCACCGCCCAGCCACTGTTCGCACTGGAATTGACGATGTGCACCGTTTGGGACACTGCCTTGTTCAGCACTTCCTGGGGACCGATGGCGTTGTCCACCATGCCCACCGTCTTGCCGCGCCGGAAATAGGCGAAGTACGGCACCACCGTGAAATGCTCATAAGGGCTGTACGTGTCGTGCAGCGTTGCAGTGAAAGTGGTGACCGTCCACTTCACGCGCTTACGCATACGCTTGGCCCGCACCGCGCCCTGGTTCAGGGCATCAGCAATGGAATCAGCCGCCAAATCGGCCTCGACCTGCACATCCCCGGTACCGGGCCACACCAGACACGCGGTCAGCTCATAAACGAAGCGCTGGCGGTCAATGATCCGGTAGCGCTCAAGACCGTCCTCCTTCTTGGCACACGCATCAAAGTAGCCCAGCTCATCCCTGCTTGCGAACTTGTTGCGTGGAACCTCGTCGTCCAAGTCGCCAAAGTCTTGGCCTGCGTCGTTGCTCTCCTCGGCCCGCTTCCTGGCCACCTTCCCGTAGATCTGCTCAATCTCATCCAGGGTGAGCCACCGCGTGATGATCACGTCACTCCATTTGTCGGGGTCGTAGCTCTTGGCGTCGGGGTCCGGTATCACGTCCAATGGGTCCAGGGTACCCACCACGATCTCGCCCTTGATGTTCTCGTCAAACGACATCCGCACATCAAAGTAGCCACGCTGCTGGATCAAGCCATCACTGAACACCTGGGTTTCATGCCAATGCAGTGCACAGAGATCCGCCACCTGCATGGCCACCTTGGAGAGGATGGTCGCCTTGAACAAGTCAGCGTCCCCGCCTCGTGGCTTGAAAGCAATGTCCATGCGGTTGTGAATCTGGTACCCGATGGCACTGTTCACGCTGGGCATGATCTGATTGAACTCGTAGCCCGGGCGGCGTTCCAGAGCGAGCTGAGCCTTAGCAGTAGGAGACCATTGCCGCCCACCGCCCAGGTACATATCCTCGCAGCGGGATGCATGCGGCAGATATTCGAGGTGGCCACGATCCTTGCCATAGAGATAGCGCGCCCAGTTATCACGAGCTGCGCCGTCTGCCAGACTGGTGGGAGATGTGCTGTTCATAGTCATGCTGTCGATTGATCCCAATGACCATGGCCAGAGCCTGCAAGGCGGTCACGCCAGCTCTTGGCCCGGGGCTTGGGCTCGGGTTTGGGAATGTCGGCCGCGAAGGTCATGGCCACGGAGTCGCCTTTGTCGGGGCTGCGGCCCAGGATCCGGCGGATGTCGTCCTTGCTGCTGATCTGGATGGCAGCTCCCTTGCCCATGGTCGTGACCTGGTATCGGGGTGCAGTGAGGTCGCCCAGCAGCTCCGCGTCGGGTGGCAGTGCGATGGGGTCAGAGTTCGTGGGATCCAGCGCCTCGCGCAGCAGCCAGTACATCTCGGCCCGCTTGTTGCGAAATTTCATCTGGCCCGACTTGTCCATCAGGGCACTGGCCTCGGAGCCCACCACGGGATGAACGTGTAACCCCAGGCCCTTCACGAAGTCCAGGGCGCTGGAGCCGATGCCGATGCTGTCAATGCAGACAACCGCGCCATCACGGATCAAAGGGGCGATGAAGCCTGCAGCGGATGGACCATCCTTGGTCACCACACCAGGTGCCGTCACGATCTTGTCGAACCACTGGCCGTGCCGCCGGGCTGCAGATGACTTGTCCTGGCCACCGCGCGATGGATCAAAGCCAATGGCCGTCATGGGCCCCTTGGCGTCACGATCCTTCCAGCGGGCCTGGGCAGCCTTGACCCACTCAGTGGGGATCAGCTGCCACACAGGGTCGGACACACCCGCATTGAAGTCGCCGCGCAGCATCTGTGAGCGCAGCGGCTCAGGGAGTGCCTGCAGCGTGGCCTTGTAGCCGGTGGTGGTCAGAAACAGGTTGTCGTCCACGCTGGACGGAATGAACGTGCGGCTCTTGGGCGTCATCAGCTCATTGCCCACCATGACCGGCGTGCTGTCGGGCACCTCCTGGTCTTCGCCCTTCTCGTTCGTGACGTACCAGCGCAGCTCGCCGGGCTTGGCCGGGTTCGAATGCTGCGGGTCCAGCCATGCAGCCCAGTAACGCTTGACCCATTCGCCTTCAGGCGTGGTGGGTGGGTTTCCAGCAGCCACCACCCGCTGACGAATATCAGGGTTGTCTGTCCGCATCCAGCCAATCAGCGTGCGGAATTGAGCCTCGGTGAAGTGAGTGATCTCGTCGAAGCCCTTGAAGTCGTGCGGACGACCTTGGTACTTCAGCCAGTCATCCGGGCGCTGCACGCTACCCAACTCCAGCACCTTACCGCCTGGCAGTCGCCAGAGGTGATCCTGGCCGTTATAGCCCGCGCGCGTGCCAAGGATCTTGGTCATGCGCTCTTCAATGCCGATGAGCTGCACGGCCTCTCGGCGGAAGATGATGCTGTGCTCCTGCTCGGTAAGGCTCAGGCCCAGCAGCAATTCGGTCTTCCCCCCGCCAGCAGACCCACCATAGAAGATGATGTCGGCCTTGGAGTGATAGGCCGCCGACTGGGGCCCGGCCTGCGGCACCCAGATAGCGGGGTCAGCCACCATGAGGAAGGAATCCACCGCTGCGCGCATCTCAGGCGTCATACCCTTGAAGGCCGCCAGAATCTCCTCGGTGCTGGGGATGGGCAACTTCATTGCTGTGCACCTCCCGACATCAGCTGGCCGAAAAGCACAGCCAGCCCAGGATTCGCCTGCAGAACAGCAGACATCCGTACCGCTCTCTCCGCGTCAGTCAGGTTGCGCAGTGCCAGTGGATCGTTCTTCTGGCCGTTGTCCTTTTCATACAGCCCCAGGTGCTTGAACAGCTTTTCCGCAAAGGCCGCCTTGTCATGCATCAGCACCTGCAGCCCATCCTTCGTACGCTTCACACCCGCATAAAGCTGGGCAGCAGCCGGACTCAGGTAGCGCGTGTCCTTGATCACATCGCGAGAAACACCAACACCACAGCACTCTGTGCAATCTGGGTGCGGCGGAAGGTGCGGATTGAAGCCAATCCCCCCCTCTTCATCGAACTCGGCAGCGGGCTTGCCCTCTTTGCACCATTTCTCGAAATCGGCATTTCGCTGGCCCACCGTGCGCTGGCGCTTGAAGTTTTCACCCCAGCAATGGCGGCAGCAGCCCACGCGGGTTTCAACCAGTTCCCGAGGGTCTGCAAAGGCAATCTGCCAGGCCTGCAGCAGCAGAGCGTCAGCGTTGATCTGTGTGCGCTCTTGCTGGGCAGCGCGCCCAGCGGCGATAGCAGCCGCAATCTGAGGTCTCCTGAGGAGGTCATAAGACTGCTCGGCAGCTGTCTTGGCGCTGTACCCGGCACGGATAGCAGCCTGAGTGCCATTGAGATCCACCAGGTACTCGTCCACGAAGCGCTGCTGGCGTGAATCGAGCCCAGGAGCCACAAATGGCGCGGGAGCCTTGATAGGCGCTGGCGCAGGCCGTGCAGACGGCTTGGGCGATGGCTTCGCTTTCTCCTCTTTGGGTGGTCGCACCCAGCCCTGTGCGGCAGCGTGCTTCGCCACCATGGTGTGCGAGATACCGAAGGCCTTGCCAATCTCACGCGTGGACTGCCGGGACCCGCAGTAGGCCCTCTCGACTCCCGCCCAATCGACAACCTTCCCGGGCGCAGCCATGCCGCCCTTATTGGCTCCAGAAGCTGATTCGCGAGGTTTACGGTTGCCGGTTTCCATTTACACGGGATGTTCCCGTGTGTGCATGGAAAGTGCGAACCGTATAGGGGGGCAAAATGGAGCGTCCCATCCAGCCGCCAAACAATATGGACCCCAAAAAGCTGATCAACGAGATCACCCCACTCAACCAGGCGGTGACATCCCAGCATCAACTGGATCAACTACACCGAAACTTGGTCGGAATTCAGCCTGATGAACTGGAAAAAATAGTGAATGCCTCGCGCTCCAGCATTCTTGGGTCGGACGACTCCACCGCCAAATTGACCGAAAAGCTCGCTATCGAAAATGCGATGGGCTTAACAGGTCGTGAACTCGACACTGCCCAAAAAGCCGCTGACATGATGCGTGCAAAGTTCGAGTCGAGCGCTGGTATCTCCAGCCATGCACTCAGCGAGCCACAGACTATCGCGGAATGGATTCATTCTGAGATCGACGAAGCCTCGGGCCGACTGGACGGCGTACATCACCTCGCGTTGCAAGGCATAACTACCATCGATTTCGAGGATATGGAGCACCAGGAAAACGAGCGTCGGCAAAGGACGATGTCGGAACTGGCAATGGCACACTCGCAGCGGATGGTCCAGGATGTTGCTGAACACCGAGCACGAGAGGACGCCAAGGTGGAATACGCCCGTCGCAGCGCTGAGGCCTCAGAGGCAGCGCTAGAAGCAGAGCGTCAAAGAACTGCGGCAGCTCAGGAGGATGCCCGTGCAGCGCGAGAAGAGGCGCGCATCGCACGCAGCCATATGCGAGCCAGCCTCTGGATTGCAGCGGCGTCCCTGTTCGTGGCGGCCTGGACACTCATCAAAGATCAGCCTTTTTGGTGAGCGAACTCCAGTTCCTTCCCCAGTTGCCCGGGTCAACCCCGGCGATCCCCCTGCAGTTGCGAGCGCGCCGAACAACTGTGGTGCTCAATCCAAGCCTTCTCGCAACCTCGGCATCAGACACCTTGCCAAGCAGTTGGACATCCTCTTCGGTCCATACGTGACCGCTCTTAGCTCTCGGGATGCCATGCTTCGCTCTCAACGCACTGATTCGATTGGGTGAAGTTTGGAGCCTGGCAGCTATCTCAGAGTCTGGGCGACTACCGATAAGGCTCATCTCTTCTTCTGTCCACACCCGGCGCGGGGACCAGGGCGCAATTCCGAGAGCTCGGCGCTGTTTCACGACGGCATAGCTGGAGCGATTGGCCAGGCGAGCTACTGCCGCATCAGGCCTACTTCCCAGCAATTTGATTTCTTCTGCAGTCCACTCTCGCAAGGTTGGCCGATAGGCAGGAATCCTCAAGGCTCGCCGCTTGGCCGTTATCTGCTGAACTGGCGTGGACAGCAACTTGGCGACCAGAGCGTCCCGGTCCGCCCCAAGCAGCGCGATCCGCTCAGCGGTCCAACCCTTTTTCTCGTGACAGGCCTTGATTCGTACCGGCTCATGAAACGCCTTGATTCCCCTCGCATTTCGAACGCGTTCCACCGTGCTATGGGATATTCCAAAGCGCTCAGCAATCACTCTATCGAATACCTTACCGAGCAGTGCCAGCGCCTCCTCTGGCCACACAACTTTCCTCCACACGATCAAGACACCCCGAGATCACGCTTGATTGCCAGCACCTCCTGATGAATCTCTCCCATCCAGTTGGACAGCTCACCGGTACGGATCAGCGCCTTGTTGCTACCGCTGATTTCTTCAAACTGCCGGGCAAAGCCCGCAAACAGGAGGGCATGCCGGCGGGCTTCGGGTGGCGTGAGCTCAATGTATTGGTCACCAATTTCGAACTTGACCAAGCCACTGGGCAAAACAGTGAGACTTTGCGGGCGCTCCGTCGGGTACAGCGGTACCACCTGGATCAGGCCCTTGCCTGCTTTGACGATTTTCCCGCGGGTGACCAATCGCTCAACGTGATCATCAATGATGGTGAATGACAGGCCCGTGACATCGCGCAGCACTTGGCGGGTGATAGAGCGCTCTTCGTTTGCCAACCCCACCATGGTTTCCCAGATGATCTGCCCGGTCGGACGTTTCTCTTCAGTGCTGACTGTGTTCATAGCAAGACTTCCCCCATGTCCAGGTTTCATAATCCAGCAGGTGAGCGGCGCACCATCGGTTTCTCGGGCTCTGCAAGGCGCTTGGGGATCTCGCCCATCCAGTCGCCGATCTGCTGGTACCGCCCGATGAAGTGCAGCGGGACCAGCCCCTGGGGCCCGTTGCGGTGCGCAACGATCTCCAGCTCGGAGTAGCCCTCAAAAGCAGGCAGGCGCTTGCTCATCGGGTGAGCCCAGTCCGTGAACAGCAGTGCGATCTGATCCGCTGCGGCTTCGATAGCGCCCGAGTCACGCAAATGGGTCATAAGCGGGCGGCCGTAGTGCTTGTCGGCTTCGCGACTCATCTGGCTGAGCACGATGACGGCCATGCCCAAGTCCAGTGCCAGGGCCTTGATACCGTTGACGATCACGTCCAGCTCTCGATTGCGGCTCTCCTCCCCTGCGCCTGCCATGAGCTGCAGAAAGTCCACCACCAGCACATCCAGGCCACTGGCCCGGCGGCGAACCTGCAACACCTTTCGGCGGATGTCGATCAGGGACAGGGCGCATTGGTCATCGTGGTACAGGTTGAGCTCACCCAGCGTGCGGGCCGCTTCTCCAACCGCATCCCACATCGCGCCGTCTGCGGGGTCTGCTTTGAGGATACGGCTCAAGTCCACGCTGCTTGCAGCGGCGGTGTGCCGGTGCATGAGCTGCGAAACGGGCATTTCCTGGCTCAGGTACAGCACCTTGTTGCGGCGGGCCATGAAGCGCGCGATTGCCAACGCCAGGGCCGTTTTTCCGTGCTTGGGCCGTGCCCCTAGCACCAACATCTCGCCCGTACGCAGCCCTCCGTTCAGAATCTCATCCAGGCCCCCAATGCCCGTGGCCATGGCGGGGTTCTTGCCATCGCTCAGGTCCTGCAGCAAGGCCAGGTAGTCGGTCAGGGATTCGTTGATGTCCTGTGGCTCGCGACTGGATTTCACCGTGACCAGCTTGGCCAGCATCATCTGGGCCTTGTCAATCTGCTCGGCTGCCTTGCTGCCAGGCACGAAGGCCAAGTCGGCAATTTCTGCCCCTGCCTCCATCAGTTGGCGCAGCCGATAGGCCTCCATCACAACGCTTGCGTGACGGCGAATGCTGGAAGCACTCGGCACGTACTGCGCAATCTCGTTCAGCTCGATCAGGTCGACCGCGTGCCCCGAGTGCTTCAGCTCGGTGTACACGGACACAGAGTCGAACGGCTGCCCGGCCACAGCCAAGGATTGGATGGCCCGGAAAATCGCGGCGTGCGTTTCGTTGTGGAAGGCCTCAGCGACCAGCTCAGGGACACGGTTGATCGCCTCGCTATCCAGCATCAAGCCGCTCAGAATGCCCGCTTCAGACTCTGGGCTGGAGGGGAAATGACGCTCACGCATCTCCGTCTCCTACCCCGTCGTGATATTTGCCGGAAAGCACATGCTGGAGGTTGTTCAGCTCCATCAGCCACACGATGTCTGCAGACCATGTCTTGCCATCGCTGCGAGGGCGCTTTCCGCACAGCCAAGGGGACTCTGCCACGTAGGCAAAAAGCCTCCGAAACCAGGTGACACCCTCCGCCTCCGAAGAAGCGAGTCGCTGGCCAAGCAACTCGCCTGACTCGTAATCCGCTGTCATCACCCAAGCCCAGCGCTGGCGCATGAGCTCCGCGCCAGCGCTTTGCTTGAACAGCGAAGGGCGGTATTGAGGGAGAGTCGGCAGTAACTCGGCGTAAGCGCTCAGCAGCACCTCGATCGGACAGGCGGGGATGTCGCCCTCCCGTGAACGCTGCGCAGCCAAGGTGCTTCCGTCTTTGGCTGCGTACAGCCCCTGCCAACCCTTCTCGATTGCGTTTTCGACAACCCGCACCGGGTCATGCCCCTGCCCCCGGAGTTTTTCGAGAGAGCGCAACTGCAGCTTTGCACCGGCTTCCGTCACGGGCTTCTTGCGGGCAGACCGATCCTGCACCCACATCGCCCAAGTTTCTTTTGGCAACCAGTCGGGTAGCTCGATTGCTTGAGCATCGAAGTGCGGCTTCGAGCGCTTCTTGAGTTCCATTACTGGTTCCATTACTGGTTCCTTAGTGGTTCCGTCCCCCGTTTTTGGGGGTGTTTCACCGGAAATTTGGGGGTCTTTGGGCGGAAATTTGGGGGTGTTACCCCGGAAATTTGGGGGTGTTTCATCGATCTCTAACGCACCCGTTTTTGGGGGTGCTTCACCGGAAATTTGGGGGTCTTTGACATCGAAATTGCCACCAGTAACGCCCCCGTTTTTGGGGGTCTTCAGCTTGTACACAATCACTTGGCCCGTAGCGCCACGACGCTCACCCGTGTCTTCAATGAAGCCCATCTCGCGCAAGCGCTGCAAGTTGGCCTGTACGGTCTTTTCGTCCTGCGCGGTGCGCCTCGCAAGATAGGCGGTTGATGGAAAGCAGGCCATGTTCTCTATGCCTTCGCCATTCACGCAATCAGCCATCGCCACCAGCAAAAACTTTGCTGATGAGCGGCTGATTGGCTGATTCATAGCCCAGGAGATGGCGTCGAAGCTCATGCATCTCCTGTGTCAAAACGGCAGGCCGCGGGAGGGCTTGTTGGCCGTGTTGTCCCACGCCAGGCCGAAGGTGCGGGCAGGCTGCGCCCGGCCCCCCGGGGGGGTTACCTTGAGGCCTGCAATCAATGCGTCTTCGCTGGGCCAGTGCGCAGGCACAGTGGGGGGAGGTAGATGAGTCACAGATTGCCTTTTGAAATGTGGGAAATACGACCTTTCAGAAGAAACCAGCGGCAGGCAGGAAAGGCAAACTGCTTTTCGGTGTGGGGAGCTACCCCACATCTAGCCGTGGCTCAAACCTGGATTCCTAGGCCACAGCCCTCAGATTGCTGTCCCCCTTGCCCTGCGTCTGCTGCAGTTGGGCCAAGGCCTTCAGCGCAGTGTTCAATGTGGCGGTGGCCCCGTCGATCACGTCAGCGATGCGCGCGGCCTGGTCCTCGGCGGACTTGCGGTCAGGGCGTGCATGCAGAGTCTCATCACAGGCATACATCAGGGGATCAAAGGTCCCGCAGAAGCGCATGGCCGCGATGATCTGGCCGAATGTGAGGCGCTCATCTTTCTCAGGATTCAGGCAAGCACGCAGGCGTGCATGCGCCGATTCGAGCTTCATGTGTGGGAACAGGTAGACGGCCAGCTCCTTCGCGGTCTTGTCGCTGTTCGCGATCATTTGCGCCAGGGCCTCGTATTCGTCGTCGTAGATCGTTTTCATGTTCAGTGGCTTTAAGTTATTGATCTAAATGGAATTTTTCGTACCTCCCCTCGCCTGCCCTCAAAGCGAGGGGATCTGAGGGGTGCTTTTTTGGGGCAAAAAAAGGACAGTCCTTACATCGCTGATTTCCAGCACCACAAGGACTGCCAACATGAACACCACCACCGCGCCCTTCCACTCAAGCACTCGCACCGCGGTGTCGCTGAACACCGATGCAGCCACGGGCCAGCGAGTGCAGACCATGACCACATCGCGGTTGGAACTGGCCTGGGTGGCGGGAGAGTTGCGCATCGCCTGCAAGGCCAGCCGGGTGCAGATGAGTGCAACGCGCGGATGGCAACAGGCTGATGCCAGAGGCGCGCGGGGCAATCTGTGATGGGTGTCCACCCTCTCCCGGACTACGATGGTGGTTCTCAGGCAACCATCACGAAAGAGAGCGGACAAAATGGTCGAGACACACTCATTCCCAGGCTCAGGGACCTTGGTAAAGGGGACGTACGATACGGAGAAGAGGCTGCTGCGCTTATGGTTCACGAGCGCCCCTTTTCAGCCATACGACTACCCAGGTGTGCCAGCACATACTTGGTCCGGGCTGAAATCGGCCGTGTCGGCTGGCACGTACTACAACCAGAACATTCGGGATCAGTACGGCGATCAGCGCCCACCATCTGGTCGATCGCGTCGTCTATAGCTTTCACAACACATGAGAAGTCTGGAACCCAGGCTGTCTCCGCAGCAAGCGGGAGATCTGGCCTGTCGGTGACTACGCACCCGCCGATGAACACGAGCTCGCGCTTCGCCAACAAAAGGGTGTCGACCACAGATAGAGGCCCTGCGCAGCCTGCAGGCTCCGAGTTGCACTGCAAGCTGGAAAAGGCCGAGCCCAGATCAGCGCTGGTATCGGCTGAGGTACCCGACACGGGCGCTGGGTCAGGCATGGACGGTCTCCGGCATAGACACAGACGGGGTGCGATCTTGGACGAGCGACTCAACCGAGACCTCTGCCCTAGTGAAGTCCCGCACCGCGAGCATGTACTTGGGAGGCACACCGCCTTCAGCCATCTGGCTGACGCGGCCTTTGCTAACACCAAGGTGCCGGGCTAGCGCAACGGTGCGCCCTCGCTCAGCAGAGAGCCAAGTTTTTAGTTTCATAGTGCGCCAAGTTTAGAACATTCTAACCAGTGACGCCACAATTTCATAAACTATTGTCGCTATCCTTGTAAACCATGGACTCTCTCACCAAGCATCGCAAAGATCGCCTTCGACAACTGATCGATGGTCCGCCATTTTTCGGCAACCAAGCAGAGTTCGCCCGACATGCAGGGCTGACCAAAGGGCGAATCAATCAGCTACTCGACGAGCAACATTCATTTGGCGAGCGCTCAGCGACCAACCTAGCGCTGAAATTGGACCTAGCGCCTTACTACTTCGAGTCAGGACACGAGTTCAACAACCAGCATCCGACGCCGCGAGACCGACTGGCTGCGATGGCCGGGATCCGACCGATTCCTCTTATTACGGCAGAGCAGGCATCTCGATGGTCGGAGTTGGTCGAGAGCTTCGATCCCGACGACGCTACGACATTCCTGCTTACCGAAAAGCTGGTATCGCCAGTAGCCTTCGCGATGGAGTTACGTGACAACTCAATGTTCAGCGAGTTTCGACCTGCGGACCAAGTAATCATTGACCCTGCTGTGATTCCGGCCCCTGGTGACTACGTTGCAGCGGCCAACGGCACAGAACCTGCCATCTTCAGAAAATACAGACCTCGGAGGCTCGATGCGGAAGGTCGCGTGGTCTACGAGCTGTCTGCGCTGAATGACGACTACCCCGTCCTCTCCTCCGATGTGCAACCACTGTTGCTGATCGGGACCATGGTCGAACAGCGCAGATTCAGAAAAGGCCCGTAAGCCACAAAAAACTAAACTCACAAAAAAGTTTATAGAAAACTTGACCTTTTGGTTTATGTAAACATAAACTTCATCTGTCGCGCCGCATTTCGCAGCGCTCAGATGGAGTGATGATGCAAACCACTGACACCGCCGCCCTTCTTCAAGCGGCCCCTGAAGAACACAGCCGTCGTTGCGCCCTTGCCAAGAGCGCCATTGACTCCAAACGCTGGCCCGCCGCTGCATGCGGCCTGCGCCACGCCGCCGTCCAAGCCCAAGAATGGGCCACCCAAGCCCGCGCACTTGCCGATCTGTGCGATGCAGAGGCAGAGAGCGGCCGGGCCCATTCCGCGGTACCCGCCACCCTGGCAGAGCCTGCACAGGCGCTCCTCTCGCCCGCTGGGCCGATCACCCTTGAAGCACTTGAAGCTGGCCTGATGGCGCTGGCCCACCGCCTGGGTCGCGATCACGCTGTCCATGTGCGCCGCGCCATCAATGGCGTGCTGCAGACCATGCACGACGAATCCGGCTCACGCCGCCTGGTTCCCGCTGCACTGCTGGCCGAAGTTCAGCAAGTGGGTGCCATGCACGACAGCGCCAGCCTTGAGCCTGCGGACGCGGCCTGAACCATGCACGCATTCACCACCTTCCTACGCTTGGCAGCCATGCGCCGCCGGGCCGGTGCCAGTCACCTCAAATCGCTGCACTGGGCAGCAGGCCTGCTGTGGCGCGATCACCAGATCAGTCGTCGCCAGCACATCGAACGCAGCACGCATCCGCGCCCGTAACCCAATCAGATTCGAAATCCAAATGGCTAAAAATCCCATGTTCATGCCCAGCCCCGATGGCAGCGGTGAATACCTCGTCAATCTGGCGGGCATCGTGCTGTTGATGTCAGATGCAATCTTCGGAGACCCGTCTGAAACCACCTCCCGGGGGCGTACCAACGCCATGCAACTGGTTGAGCGCACGCTTCAAGAGGCAGAAAAACGCGGTTTCACCCAGTCCAGCATCGTTTGGGCTCTCATGCGCCGCAATGACTTCAAACCCAGGCTGAAGAACCTTGTGCAAAAAGCGGTGGATCACATCCCCAACGAGATTCAGACACAGATCATCCAAAGCATTCGCAATAGGGACAGCGCTGGTACGGCAAGCCATCCCCTCCTGACAGCCACGAAGCACCCCGGCCAACACGAGCCCGAGACCAATCCGCACTTCACCCGCCCAGGCCCCGATGGGGTGGACCCACGCTTTTGGGAAGCAGGCCGCGCACTCAGGGCCATCAGAGAAAGGGAAGGCAAAGACGCCATCCACAAGCCGGAGCATGCCCATCTTTTCGTGCAAATGATCAAGTTCGCGCCAGCACAGTTCAAGCAAAAGATGTCGGAGATGGCCAAAACAATGGATCTGCTGCCCAAGGCAACCCATGTGGGTGAAGACGGCCAGGCGCTCTACACCTCCCAGCAAATCGCGGAGAAGTGCGGCATCAGCGTGGAAGAAGTGGAGCGCCTGGCTGCTCTGGCTGATCCCGAGGACCTCTACACCGGCCCGGTGTTTCCATTGCAGTGAGGCACAAAGTGGACCAAACGGTTTCAGTCCTCGGCTTTGACCAACCCGGAATCGGTCAAAAACGGCCGATTAGCGATGACACAGGTCTCAAGCACCCGTGGAAACTGAGCTCCATGCAGATGCACACCACCCATCGCCGTAAAAAGCACCAACCCGACGATTTCGGGCTGGCTCTAGTTTTCCCCCTACTGGCGGAAAAAAGCCAGCGCTACAAGAGTTTTGTAGTGGAGTCAGGTCTTGGGCCTACTCGCAGGCTTCGCTTCCAAACGCTCGCGATACTCTCGCAAAGCCTCTTTGAGAGTATGCATGCGCTGCAACTCTGCATCTCGCTCAGCGATCAGTTGCTCGGCCTGCGCCCCCAGAGCCGCGGCTTCGGTTTGAATCTCGTTGTACTCCGCGATCCGAGCCTCCGCTTTGGCAAAGTCCTCGTCGGTTTGAGCATCCTTGGCCATGCGCTCAGTTTCAGAAGAAATCAGGTGCGCACGGGTAAAGAGGTTGTCCATACGGCTTTTGATCAGATCGATGCGCAAGGACAGAGTGTCGGACCGGGCGAGCACGGAAGAGACCTGCGCCTCAATCTCTCGCTTGAAGCTCTCATTTTCCGCGCGAAAAGATCCTTCAAGCCGCGCGAGCAGCTCAGCATGAAGACTGCGACCGCTCTCCTCTGCGGCGGCTTGCACGCGAGCCTTGAGTTCATCGGGCATCCGAAGTGGATAGCTGGGCGCTTGGTGTCTGTCTGTAGCCATCCCAAGATTGTGGACATCAAATCGAATCTTTTCAAAGAATCTTATTGACATCCACAAATAAAGAATCTAAATTTCATCCACAAAATGACTGATCGCCACCAACTCACTCCGACGCCCGTCCGCATCCCTCCGGACTTCAAGGCCCAGCTCAAAGCCGAGGCCGAGGCGAACGACCGCAGCTTGAACGGCGAAATCCTCGCCCGCCTGCGCTCAACCTTCAAGGTCAAGCGCTCCAACAGCAGCACACCTCCAAAAGGACCGCAATCGTGAGCAACATCGTGAAGATCAACGGCACCGACGTTCAGGTCCTTGAGTACGAAGGGCAGCGTGTGGCCACGCTGGCTCAGGTAGACGTTGTGCACGGCCGACCCGACGGCACCGCCCGGCGGAATTTCAACCGCAACAAGAAGCGCCTTGTCGAGGGTGAGGACTACCGGAAATTCAGCGCGGACGAGTTTCGTTCGCGCTTCCCCGGCGTGCTGCCGGAACGTACCACCGAAGACGTGACCATCGTTTTCGAGTCCGGATACCTCATGCTGGTTAAGTCCTTCAAGGACGACCTGGCTTGGCAGGTGCAACGCCAGTTGGTGAATGGCTATTTCCGCGCCAGCGCACCCCAGAAGCTGACAGCAGTTCGCCAGACACCTCTTGCCGCCGCAGTTGCCGACAGCGTGGCCGCCATCATCCTGATTGGCGATGCGGTGGCCAAGGTTCCAGGCGTGAAGCCAGGCATTGCGATGGCAGCCACCTTGAGCTGCATCCAGCAGAACACCGGCATCGAAACAGCCACCATGCGCCGGGTCTTACCCGCAGCCAATGAGGGCCCCCAGTGCGTCCTCAACGCGACGAACCTGGGCAAACTGGCCGGGCTGAGTCCCGTGGCAACGAACAAACGGCTGCAGCAACTTGGCCTGCAGGTGAAGAACGCCCGGGGCGAGTGGGAGTTGACTGAAGCGGGCAGCGCTTGGGCCGAAGCTTTGCCATACAGCGCTCATACCGGCCACAGTGGCTACCAAGTTCTGTGGAATCCCGCAGTCGCTAGCAAGTTGCGTGAGGCAGCCTAACTTTTTTTTGAAAAGCGACGAAAAGCGGTGTTTTTCGGGGGTGGATTGAGGTTCACGAAACCGTAGCATCAAAGCCATGACAGATAGCCAACCGCCCCCACAAAAGCAAAAGGCCAGCACGTAGCTGGCCTCCCACCCGAGAAGCAACGCAGGTGAGAGCGCGTCGTTTCTCTTGACCAAACCCCATGCAAAAAAAGGAATCAGATCATGTCTGAGGTTACCACTCGCCCGGCCACCAGCGCAACCAGGGCCCCAACGCGGCCCAAGGCCGCCCCCTCCTCAGCTCCAACCAAGCCTCAGCCGAGTGAGACAGACCGACTTGCACTGCAAGCCGCAGCAATCACGGCCACACTGGTGCAGACCGTGGCGGAAGGCCGCCACGGCACTAGTTTTCCAGGATTCGACGAGGTAGTCGAAGCAGACTCGATTTTCCTGACGCTCGCTCAGTGGAATGACCCAGACGGTCATGAGCGGTTTGAGCATGACACGATCCATAGCTTGCTGGCGCAAGCCCACGTAAGTGTCGCCCAGGCGCTGTCGAAGGTGCTGAACGCCGAGGATTGCCACGCTGGCGAGCGGCTGGAACGCGCGGTCTTGCTGGAAGCTGCACTCGATCAACTGACGTTGTTGACCAGAGCAGTAGATGGCTTGCCCGGCACTCTGGAGGCCCTGCGTGTTCTAACTACGTTCGCAGGAGCTCGCCAGTTCCGCGACCGGCCGCAACCCCCCATTCGCCGTGTGGACGAGCCATCGAAATCACAGGCAGGTTATCGCCACAGCCCCCGCGACATCCAGGCAGTCTTTGAGACCCTGGCGACCCAATGCGAAGCGGTGCGAGATTTCTGCGTAGACATCCGTTCACGACTGCAAGGTGACAGCGGCAGCGTTGTCGAGGCGTGCAACGAATTGACTATCGTTCAGCACATGGTTGCGTTCATGGGCTCGATGTGCGCAGAAATGAGCGGTTGCGCTGGAGGTCTCGTGGGCGGCCCATCCGCCTGGGCAGCTATGACCAGCATTGAAGCCATGGGGGATGCAGCATGAGCGCCGTCGCAATCCCGGCCCGCGGGAAGAAAACTGGTGCAAGTGCCCCAAAAGCACAGGCAAAGGCCCCCACCACGACGCCCATAGCCACGCGGGATTACCCGGCGGCGGCAATTAAAGCTGCTTTCGGACAGGTTGAAGTGTTGCTGGAGGCGGCGCATGCAATTGACGAAGACCACCCATGGAGCGGCGACTCAGACCGCTTATTGCGGATGGCCTTCGTGCTGGCCGGCCAAGCCCACGCAAATCCACCCACGGGCTTTGAAATCGAGCGCATCGCTTTTGACATTGCCGCACTTGTTCGCGCAGCTCGCCTTGTCCCAGGTGACAGCGAGAGCGAGCCTCGCAAAATCCTCATCGACCAAGCCGCAGTGCATTTGAACTGGCTAACTGAAAGTGACGCAGGTGGTCTCGATTGCTGCGATCCAGAAGTCCCACGCCCAGCAGCCCCGGGAACCACACTACACGAGCAAACCGCCAGCACCTCGGACGAAGCCGAATGCCTTGAACTCGCACGGCGAGCGAACTATGAAATCCAGAGGCTTAGTGAGTCAACGCAGTTACTCACGGACGAAATGGACAGCGAAGACGGCGCGCTAGTCCATAGCGTCATGGCACGCATCATCGCGCTGGCCGATATAACCTTCCACGCGGCAGCGCTGCATGGTCGCGGTCGCTCGGAGTCTCACCAACTGCAAAAATTGCAGCGTGCATTCAAGGGGTTCATCTGAAATGAATACCTTGATCGGAAAACTATCGCGGCTCGCACATTGGAACCAGGCGGCCCCCACGACGCCACCTCCCATCAGTTCCGCCGATGCCAAATTGGTGGACACAGCGGCCTGGTACGAAGAGCACGCACAACTCTGCTTCGAGCTACAGGCAGCAGCAATCCGGGCAGCCCATGATCCAAAGGCAAAGGTAGAACTGCAACAGGCGCAATCGGCACTGCTGGCTCACGCGGCAATCATCACAGATGGTTCAGGCCCAGTGCTGTTTGCCAAGGACGGTATTCACACCATTCCGTTCGAGCGACTTGCGGAGGCTCGCGCAAAGATCAAATTGCAGGAAGCCGAGAACGCGCGGCTGAGGTCTTCAGGAGGTACAGGTCCATGTCAGACACGGTAACTGTTGCCCCCGCAAGGTTCGTCACGATTCGGCTTTATGCGCTGATCTCCGGCCATACCGAGAAGGCGATCCGCCGCAAGATGGAGCGAGGGGTTTGGCTTGAAGGCAAACACTGGCGTCGTGCAGACGGCGTAATCTACATTGACACGAAAGCGACAGAGAGATGGGTAGAAGCGGCAGCGGGGTAGAACTCCGCGAGAAATCAATTCGTGTGAACTTCACACTGAACGGGAAATGGCAACGGGTACGTTTGGCAATCCCCCCAACACCAGCGAACGAACGATATGCAGAGAAGCTGGTCGAGCGGGTGCGCAAGGCCGTAGACAGGGGCACATTCGATTGGGCCGAGTTTTTCCCAGACTCACCTCAAGCGAAAAAGGCCAAACCCGCCCACACCTTCAAGCAATGGTGCGATCTTTGGCTGGACACAAAGGGGCGCTTGGCCAAGAACACATTGAGCCAGTACCGAAACGCCCTGGATGTGTGGCAGGGCCTTCTGGGTGCTGACTCTGCCATGGAGAGCCTGAGCCATGCGGTCGTGGCGGCAAAGGTGGGTAAGACGCCATGGAAGTCGGCAAAGCTGCTGAACAACTACCTGATCCCCTTGCGCGGCGTGTTCGCCCTCGCAGGCAGAGAACTGGAGATTGGCGACCCAATGGAGGGCATCGAAAACAGCAAGCACCAGGCTCAGCCACCAGATCCACTCAGCCAAGAAGAGATGGAGCAGGTCTTGAACCACATGCGCCAGCATTTCGACATCCGGGTATGGGCTTACTTTGAAATGGCCTTCATGACCGGGATGCGTCCAGAGGAGTTGATCGAATTACGCTGGGGCGATGTGGACTGGGGGGCGGGCACCATCCGTGTTCAAAGAGCGCGCACCTCAGGGGAAGTAAAACCCCTGAAGACATACAACGTGCGGGACGTTGACCTGATGGCCAGGGCAGTTGCTGCGCTTGAAGCGATGAAGCCTTGGACCATGGTGGGCAGCAATGACAAAACCGACCAGGACTTGGGGCGGCGAATCTTCGAGAGCCCGGTGACCGGTCGGCCATGGCACGACGAACGCAGCCAGAGGGATACCTTCTGGCGGCCTGCCCTGCGCGCCTGCGGCATCCGCTGGCGAAGGGCGTACCAAACCAGGCACACCTACGCGACCAATGCGCTGGCAGCCGGGGTCAATCCGGCCTACATAGCCAGACAGATGGGGCACAAAAACGCCAAGATGCTGTTCAGCGTGTACGCCAAATGGATTGATGGAGCGGACAGAGGACGGGAGAAAGCCAAGATCGAGGCGATGCTGGACCAGAAAGAAAAAACCCGGCATTTAGCCGGGTGATCTCCCATAAATCTCCCGTAGGGTTCTGAGGCTGGTTTCTCTCAGAGGGGAAATTTGGTAGGCGCGATTGGACTCGAACCAACGACCCCCACCATGTCAAGGTGGTGCTCTAACCAGCTGAGCTACGCGCCTGTTTGTATTCGAGAATGCGATTATAGCATCAGTTTTTACGCCGAATCAATAAATCCAAGTTCAAGATCGCCCGAAGCTCAGCGCCTGCGCGCCGAACGCACGCCGGCCACGCTGGCCACAATGCCCAGCACCTTGTTGAGACGGCCCGAATCAGCCACCTCCACGGTGAATGTCATCCACGCCGTACCCTTGACCGACTGGGTCTGCACCCCGATCACATTGGTTTTCTCACGGGCAAACACTTCTGAGATGTCACGCAGTAGGCCCTGGCGGTCGGCGGCTTCCACAGCCACATCCACCGGGTACACCGCAGCGGCAGCAGCCTTGGGAGTGCCCCACTCCACTTCAATCACGCGCTCGGCACTGCGGGCGGCCATTTCGCGGAAGTTGCTGCAGTCGGCACGGTGCACGCTCACGCCCTTGCCCCGGGTAACAAAACCCCGGATGACGTCGGGTGGCGCGGGCTTGCAGCACTTGGCCAACTGGGTCATCAGCGAATCGATGCCCACCACCAGCACCCCACCTTTGGGAGCAGATTCATTGGTGCGGGTTTTCTTGAGCAGCAGGTACTCGTCGGGCTGCAGCACAGGCTCTGGCGGGCGCAGCAGGTTTTCGATGTTGCGCAGCGAAAACTCGTCCTTGCCCACCACTTCAAACAGCGCATCGGCCGACTTGAAGCCCAGCTGGGTGGCCAGGTCATCCAGCTTCATCGCCGTCTTGCCCTCGCGCTGCAGCAGCTTTTCCACCGCCTCGCGGCCACGGGCCACGGTTTCATGCGTGGCCTGGGCGTTGAACCAGGCGCGTACCTTGGCCTTGGCCCGGTTGCTGGTGAGGTAGCCCAGCTCAGCATTGAGCCAGTCGCGCGAGGGGCGCCCTTCCTTGACGGTGGTGATCTCCACCGTCTGCCCGTTTTGCAGCGGGGTGTTGAGCGGCACCATGGCGCCATCCACGCGCGCGCCCCGGCAGCGGTGGCCCACGCTGGTGTGCACGGCATAGGCAAAGTCTACCGGGGTGGAGCCTTGCGAGAGCTCAATCACCGCAGCATCGGGCGTCAGCACGTAGATGCGGTCTTCAAACAGGCCCCGGTTGGGAACAGCGCCTGCCAGGTCACGCTCCCAGGCCAGCAGCTGGCGCAGCACGGCGATCTTGGCGTCGTACTCGCCTGCGGCAGACACGCCCGCGTAGCCCTTGCTACCTGCCTCTTTGTAGGCCCAGTGCGCGGCCACGCCATGCTCGGCATGTTCGTGCATGGCCTGGGTACGGATCTGGATTTCCACCGGGCGGCCCTGCTCGTCGCGCACGATGGTGTGCAGCGACTGGTAACCGTTGGGCTTGGGCTTGGCGATGTAGTCGTCAAACTCTTCCACGATGGGGGTGAACTGCTCATGCACCCAGCTCAGGGCGGCATAGCAGTCCTTCACGGTGGGCACCACCACGCGCAGGGCGCGCAAATCGAGCACCTGGTCAAAGTTCAGCGACTTGCCCCGCATCTTCTTGACGATGCTGTAGATGTGCTTGGGCCGGCCCTGCACGGTGGCGCTGATGCTGCGGCTGCGCAGTTCAGACTCCAGCCGCAGGCGCAGCTGCTGCATGTACATCTCGCGCTCGCCGCGCTTTTCATCGAGCAGGCGGGCCACTTCCTTGTAGGTGTCCGGCTCCAGAAAGCGGAAGGACAAGTCCTCCAGCTCCCACTTCATCTGCCAGATGCCCAGGCGGTTGGCCAGCGGCGCAAACACCTGCAGCGACTCGCGCGCGAGGCTGGGCGACACAGGCCGCTTGCTGGCCGCATGAAAACGCAGCGTTTGCAGGCGCGACGCCAGGCGCAGCATGACCACCCGCAGGTCGCGCGAGAAGGCCAGCAGCATCTTGCGCACGTTCTCGGTCTGCACGGCAGGGTCGTCCACCTGCTCGGCCGCCAGGGCCTGACGCTGCACGCGCATGAGCTTGGTGGTCTCGACGGCCAGGGCCGCAAAGCTGTCACCAAAAGCCTTCGCAATCACCTCTTCAGGCTTGTTCAAATGCACGCAGGCGTAGACCAGATAACTGGCGGCCTGCATGGCTTCAGACCCGCCAATGCCTTTGAGGATGGCGGCCACGGCATCGGCATGGACCAGGGTGTTCTCGCCCGAATCCAGCGTCTCGCAGGCCAGCAACGGCTCGGCAAACGCGCGGGCGCGGGCCAGGGCATCAACCTGCTCGGGCAAGGCGTTGGCGGTGGCCGCAATCAGTTGCGGCAGCGGCTCGGTCTGCGTGAGGGCGGGGGCTTGGGTAGCGGGGTTTGTCTTCATCCTGCCAATGCACTTTCTGCGACAGGGGCAGCCAATAGGAAATTCTGGACGACGGCCACCTGGTCGGCAGCGATCAAGGTGGGGGCGTGTCCTACACCTTCAAACTCCACGCAACGCGCCTTGGGCCCACGGACCTGCATGGCCTGGGCCGTTTCGGGCGACAGCAGGTCGGACTGCGCCCCGCGCAGCAACAGCGTTTGGGCCTGGATCTGGTCGTACAGCTGCCACAACGCTGATTCGCCGGCGGCTGCGCCTTCCTGGGTCAACGCCCGGAACGGCACGGCAATCGCCGGGTCGTAGTGCAGCGTCAAGCCGCCATCGGGCAAGCTGCGCAGCATGGGTTTGGACAGCTCCAGCCACTGCTGCTGCGTGTGCGGACCAAAGCTGGTGGAGATGGCCCACATCGCATCGGCCGCCTGCTGCAGCGAATCAAACCTAGCCGGGTAGCCCAGGTACTGGCCAATGCGCTGCAGCGCCTCCCACTGGATGACGGGGCCCACATCGTTCAACACCAGCCGACGCAAAGGTGCGGGCAGCGGCAAGCCGGGCTGCCCCGCCACCGCCATGCCGATAAGCCCGCCCATGCTGGTGCCCACCCAGTCCAGGGTGGTGATGGGCGCTTGCTGGTGCACTTGCGCCAGCAGGGCCAGCATGTCGGCAGCGTAGACGGGCAATTGATAACCCAGGGGATCCGCCAGCCAGTCGCTTTGGCCACGCCCTACCACATCAGGGCAGATCACGCGTGCGTGGGTATTCAGGCTGCGCGCCAAGGTGTCAAAGTCCCGCCCCTGTCGCGAAAGGCCGTGCACACACACCACCACATGGGGATGGGCAGGGTTGCCCGTGGCATTCCATTCCCAATAGGCCATGCGGTGCTGCGCAGCGGCTGCGTCGGCATGGGTTGCTGGTGCCGAGGCGGCTGCAGGGCCTGGGCACGGTACGTAGTTCAGCGTAGGTTCAATCAT